GCGCTAGCCACGTTTATTCGGTCGGCAGCTATTAACGCTGCGGCCAGCGCAGGGATTTACGCTGAACAGCCTAGAGCCGACTAATGGTCAACGGGCGCAACAAGGGCGCAAATTTTGAGCGCGAGACAGCCAACGCCTTGCGCGATGAACTCGGAATAGGCTTTAAGCGCAATCTAATTCAGTATCAGGAAGCCGATCACGGTGACTTGACGCCTGACGATCCGGCATTCCCGTTTACGTTGGAGCTTAAACGCTACAAGGACGGCCCAATCGGCGGTGCGCCTGCATGGTGGGAGCAAGTCAAAACCGCCGCCGAGCGTGAGCAAAAGATGCCGTGCCTGATTTACAAATACGACCGCAAGCCAATGCGATGCGTGATCCCGCTGGCTGCGTTAACCGATTGCGATCACGATTACACTGTAGAAGTCGATTTCGAGACCTTCTGCTATATTGCTAGGGAGGCAATGCAATGACTGAAATAAAACTTACAGGCAAAGAAGACCTTTGCGAAATTTCCGAAAAAAATTACTTTCCTACTGGTCGAAATTGGTCAGACGACAGCAAATCATTTGAAAAAATATTAAATGATAGTTGTGACTTTGCTCTTCGCCTTGGGATGCTTGAGGCGTTGGATTCAATGTTTCTGAAAATTAATGTAGTTGATGGGAAACCTGAATTTACGGCTTATGTAGCAATCGCTGACCACAAATTTTCGGCGTTAAAGGTTTTAGACAACAGCTTTATTCAAGGAGACGTTGATTGTGATATGAAGTTAAGATTTGATTATCCCGACAACGAACTTACGGCGGAGATTGTTGAATGATCCCTGCTGACAGATTATCCAACACGGAATACCATGCCAAAAAGGATCACATATCGTCATCTGACGTTAAGATGGTCCACAGCAAATCGCTAGCACATTGGAAGGCGAAGACATACAGCCCAAGCCCAGTGTTTGATATGGGAACCGCCGTACACGCAATGGTGCTAGAGGATGGCAAGGGTATCATCCGTGGGCCAGAGACACGCCGGGGTAAGGCTTGGACGGAAGCGCATGAAGAGGCACAGGCAAACGATCAGACCTTGCTGACCGCCGCCGACTATGACCTTGCGCGGAATATTGCCGATAGCGTGCTGTTTCATCCAGCTGGTCAGCGCATGGCTGGGCCGACAACGGTCAACGAGGCCAGCTTCTTTGCCACTGACCCTGAGACTGGGCTGAAAATCAAGTGCCGCCCAGATAGCTATTGGGATGCCAAAGGTGTCCTATACGATCTCAAGACGTGTCAGGATGCTTCACCCAGAGGCGTGGCGAAGGACATGATTTCGTACAACTACGCGATACAGCAAGCCTTTTACATGCACTGCATTGAGCAGGCTGGCTATGAGGCGTCACAGTTTGTATTTGTTCACGTCGAGAAGTCTGGAGCGTTTGCAGTCTCGACAAATATCATACATGAGGAATATCTTGACTGGGCCAAGGGCGAAATGCACATGACCCTGCGCAAGATTGCTAAAGCCAACGAGGCCCAGAAGTGGGACACTGGTTGGTCAGATCAAACTAATGTGATTGATCTGCCACGATGGCTGCGCTTAGATGCAGTCGAACTTTAATAGCTTGGAGAAAAACAGATGGCTAAAACAGACTTTAAACCCGTAATGATCCGCAATGTGGAATTTAAATATCCACGGCTCAACGCCTGCTACCGTTACAATACTTCGGAAAAGAAGAGCGAAGAGTGCGCGCCAACAGCGTCAAACGCGGCTTACTCTATCGCTTGGGAGATGTCAGCTGATGACGCTAAAACGCTGCACGCCGACTTGAAGGCACATTATGAGACGTGCCAGACGAAAGCGCCATTTGGTAAAATTTTCGGCATGAAGAAACTTGACAGCGGCAACTATGAATTCCGCGCCAAGCGCAACGGCACAAACAGCCAAGGCCAGCAGAACGAAAAACCTCGCGTCATTGATGGCATGAAGCAACCGCTGGCCGACACAGCTTTCTGGGGTGGCTCAAAGGGCAGCATCAAGGTGACAGCGTATCCCGTGACCGATCCAGACGGCAACGGTGGCATCTCGCTGCTGATTGATACGGTGCAGGTCACTCACGCAGTCTACGGCGGCGGCGGCCTTGATGACTTTGATGAAGTGCCGACAACAATGGCAGGCGGCGTTGACGCATCTTTGGATGACTTCGGACCGGCCACTGCACAGCAGGCAGCACCGGCGCAAGCTGAGCTAGAGGACGAAATTCCGTTTTGAGTATAAGAAAACCCCCGGCAGTTGGGACGCTGCCGGGGGTTAAAGTGAAAGCGAACCCACGATTGGATGGAGAAAGGTCCGAACATGCACAGACTAACAAAGACAAGCGACGTTGGCAAGAAAGAGCTGCTACTTGCAGCCGGTGCGCGCGACACTCGCATTAATCAAACCGGGTCAGAGTACGACGGCATCACAATCGGCAAAATAGCTAAGCTCGTCAGCGAGCCGCAGGCGACCGAAAAGGCCGACGCGCTGTTTTTCATTCCGTCAACTTATCGCGAACACGATGGGAGGAATCACGCGACACAGCGCGAGCATGGCGAGTATTGGATGCTGGCCGTTGATGTTGACGAGGGCGACCCATCGCTCACCGAGGTCAAGTCAGCCGTTGAGCGTGTCACAGGCAACGCATCCTCACTGATCTATTCGTCATCCGGGGCAACAGAAGACAACCGCAAGTGGCGTGCGCTCATCCCGCTGTCAGAGCCGATCAGCGGTGAGGACTACGTTGACGCCCAGCTGGCACTGTTTGACCTTATGCAGCAGGAAGGCATCATTTGTGACGCTGCGTTATCGCGCACTGGTCAGCCGATTTATCTGCCCAACGTGCCGCCAGCTCGACGTGATAACTTCGGGCAGCCAGAGTTTTATCACGGGCTGCGTAATCGCGGTGAGGGTCTGCTTATCCCAACCGAAAGCAAAATCTGGGCAAACTTAGAGTTTCGCCGCAAGAATGAAGCCATCGCAGCTGAACGCGCCGCCGCCGAGCGCCAGCTGCGTGCGCAAAATCGTGCGCAACAGCGAAAAGATTTCGATGACGTTGATCCAGTTGCCGAGTTCAACCGTAATAATACAATAGCCGACATGATGCTGCGCCACGGTTACGAGAAACTTGGCCGATCAGACAGCTACCGCTCCCCAATGCAGACATCTGGCTCACACGCCACCAAAGATTTTGGCACGCATTGGGTCAGCCTGTCAGGCTCAGACCGGGCGGCTGGCATTGGCCAGACCAGCGCAGAGTTTTGCTGGGGTGATGCCTTCGATCTTTACTGCTACTTCGAACATGACAACGACATGCGAGCCGCCGTGCGCACTTACGCCGCCGAGCTGAGACCCAGCAAGTTTGATGAGGTCAACCAACAGTTACCTGAGCCAGATGACGGGCTGGATGACTTTGACACTATACCTGACCCCGAGATTGAGCCTGAGAGCCAACCTGAGCCTGTACAGAGGCTTGAATGGCCAACTCCGGTCGGAACTATTGATGAAGCAAGTTTACCTCGCAGGCGGTGGATTTACGGGCATCACCACATTCGCGGCTTTGTCAGCGTCACGGCGTCAGCGGGTGGCATCGGTAAAACCTCGCTCACAATGGTTGAGGCGCTGGCTGTGGTCACTGGTCGGCCACTGCTGGGCGAGAAGGTGCATGAGCCAACAAATGTTTGGATCGTCAACCTAGAAGATGACATGGCCGAGATGCAAATCAGGCTGGCCGCCGCCATGAAGCAACATAACGTCACGCACCCAGAAATCGCCGGCAAACTATTCATGGATGCGGAAGACACAATCGGCATCACGCTGGCTGCGGAAACTAGAGACGGCATCGAGACCAATGACGCCTTCCTAAGCCACATGCGAGACAAGATAAAAGCCAACGACATCGGCCTTGTGATAATTGATCCATTCATCTCGACGCACGAAGTCAACGAAAACTCAAACATGAGTGTGCAGAAGGTGGTCGCAATGTTGCGCCAGCTGGCTAGAGAGGCTGGCTGTGCCGTGCATGTGGTTCACCATGTGCGCAAAGGCAACGGAGAGGACGCTGATATTGACAGCGTGCGCGGCGCCGGCTCACTGATCGGCGCAGCTCGCGCAGCCAGAGTAATCAATAAAGTTAAGTTTGAGGACGCCGTGGCGCTCGGAGTGCCAGAGGCCAGCGCGACAGGTGTCTTCCGGGTAGATGACGGGAAGGCCAATCTCAGCGCACCTCTGCCAGCGGATAAGGCAATCTACCGGCGCATGGTTAGCACAAAGCTAGATAACGGCGAATACGTTGGCGTGGCCGTTGAGTTCAAGCTGCCCGATCAGTGGGAGGGCATGACAACCCGTGTGGTCAACAACATGCTCGATCTGATCGACAAAGGCCCAGAGGACGGCGAGAAGTATTCTATTAGGCCGCAGGACAAGCAACGCTGGGTCGGATCAGTCATCACAGGTTACAGGTTCTCAGACCTAGACCACACAAAGACAGCAGGGCAGGCAAAGGCAATCCTGCGCCAGTGGAATGACGAAGGTCTGCTGGAGGAAATTGTCTATCACAGCCCAAGCCAGCGCAGGGAGCGCAAGGGCGTCGTATCGACGGGCAGAGTTGGGGAGATGAACTGATGGAAATGAAAAGCACACGACGTGAATGGACCGGCGATTATAGCGATTGCTTTTACAGATACAATGACGGCGAAGAAGAGCAGAACGCGATGGAGTTTGCCGACTTTGCCAACGCTAACCCGCATGTAAGTTTCTACTGGCCAAACCACGGGACCGCGCCGTGGCACTTGCAATGTATAATCGAGATCAAGGGCGAGATAACAGAGCTGAACTTCTGGCCACACAAGTCAAAGGGTCAGTTTAAGTATGAGAAAGCCATTGAGCCGCTAAGCAAGTTTATTGATGAGTTTAACAGCAGGCTACAACCAGCCAATGAGGATGATTTCGATGTTATCGAGTAGTGCGTCAGTGGAAAATTTCAGTGACGCATGTGTGACGCGCAGTGACGCATTGCTGAAATCAGGTCAATTTGTGGGTGATTCGGAAATTGAGCAAACCCCTTATTTATATAGTGCGTCAGTGGATTTGCTGAATTTTCCTACGGAAAATTTACCTCCAGTGACGCACTTTGTCAAGGCGCAGGTCTTAAAAAGAGTTCGCAAAAGCGAACACTCTCTTTTTTTGAGACGACCAGCAGCTCCACTGTCCCGCCTTCCTTCGCTGGCGCGAAGTCGGGCCAGAGGCGCAGCTTTGCGTCCTAACTCCTGCTGGCAGGGTTATCAGGGTTTACGGGAGCTGGTCCACAATGGTTAAAAAAGCAAAAGCAAAGTCGGATAAGGCTAAAGCGGCGATGGCCAATCGTGGCACGTTTGAGAGCAAGCATACAAACTATGGCAAGCCGATCCACTACAAGGTAGCAGCAGCGGTCGAGCCGTTTAGCTTCGCGTCAGCAGCGGCGGCTAAGGTGTGGGGAGATACGCTGGTTGATTGCGTGCCGCCAGCATACGCGCTGCGCTACCGTGAGCTGAGAGGTAATCTGGAAGCCGCAATGGTCGCAGAAGATTACAAGCTGTGTGTCGAGCTGGCCACAAGCCTGATTAAAGCGCTCAAGGTGATGAACGTGAAGGCGAGACGGGATGGACATGAGCCGCCGAAGGTTGACGGGCATATAGCCGAGTTTAAGGGGAAGACATACTGCTTCCTCGCCAGCGGCGATCTAGCAGCTGTCAGGCGCAAGTATCCAACGTGGGCCGTGTATCATATCAGCGAAGTCTGCGCCGTCATGAGCGTGCGCACAGATGAGATGATGGCAGCCGTGACGAAAGAGTTTGCCGGGGCGAAGGTTGTGGAAGTCCGGGCGTTTGATGATGAGATTAACTTTGAACCAACAGGAGAGTGAGATGACGAAGAATGTACGCACAACGGTGTTAGAGGAAGCCATCGGGCTGATTAACGGACCAAGACAAGCGCACTATGGGACGCCGCAGGAGAACTTCGGTGCAGCGTCGCATATGTGGTCAGCCTATCTGGGCATCAAGGTATCGCCCGGCGACGTGTGCAGGCTCATGTGCTTGCTGAAGCTGGCTAGGCTGCGCAACGGGCCGCATCACGATAGCAGC